CCTTATGGATTATTCTGAAGAGGCAACAATTAACACTATTAAGCATTTAATTGAAGATGAATCAGGGTTTCTGCTAGTTAATGATGATGAGGGCGTGAATGGGATGATTGGCGCCATGGTTTACCCATTTTACATGTCAGGGGTTATGACGGGGCAAGAGTTATTCTGGTGGAGTAATCGGAAGGGAGCGGGATTAGGACTTTTAACAGCAGCAGAAGATAAAGCAAAAAATTTAGGGGCCAAATCGTTTGCCATGATCTCTTTAGACGGCCTTGGGCATGAACGGCTTGACAAGTTATATCATCAAATGGGCTACAGCAGGTCAGAACACAGCTATATAAAAGGGTTTTAAAATGGCTATATCAACAGGGGCAGCAATCCTTGGAGGCACTCTTGGAGCGGCAGTGTTTGGCGGGAGAGAAGCCCGTAGGGGCGCGGAAAGAGCCGCCGGAGCGCAAGAAAATGCAGCTCAGTTAGGGATTGAGGAGCAGCGAGCGGCAAGGCAAGCTTTTGAAGAGCGTACTCAGCCATTTGTCGACCTAGGTCTCAGTGCCGGTGAGCAGTTGCAAAGCTTTTTGCAAGACCCGAATGCAGGGCTAGATGAAATAAACCCAGCAGCGGCATTTTTGCAAGAACAAGGATTTAGGCAGATAAGGAATGCTGGGGCAGGCGGTGGCAGAAATGTTGACCAAGATTTATCAAGGTTTCAAACTGGGCTGACAGCTAGTATTGTCCCCCAATTTCAGCAACAGAGGTTTAACCAGCTTTTCAATGTCTTGGGAGCGGGGCAGAATGCCGCTACAGGTCAAGGGCAGGCGGCTTTAAGTTCAGGAGCTAATATATCAAATCTCCTAGGTAATATTGGTCAAGCTCAAGCAGGGGCAGCTCAGGGCCGTGCGGCTGCCAACCAAAACTTGCTGTCTAACGTTTCGAGCATAGCTGGATTTGGTTTAGGCGGCGGATTTGGCGGGGGAGGTGGCGGGGCTGCCCCTCCACAAGGCGGATTTAACGCGCTAGATCCTAATTTATTCAGGCAATCACAGCAGCCTAACTTGCTGCAAGGGGCGTTTTAATAATGCCACAATTTAACCCATTAGCGTCATTTGCAGGCGGAAAATCAAGCGCTCTAGGGATCAGAGCACAAGAGCAAGGGCTTGCTAGGGAAGCCGCAGCCGCCCCTGTTCGAAATCAGCTAGCGCAACTGGACGTGCAAAAATCTCAACTTGGTCTTGACCGGGCAAAAACCGGAATTGAGAGAGAGGGCCAGCAATTTGATCAATCTCAAGCTTTAAGGCGGATTAAATTACTGAACCAAGGCGCCAGAGCGATAGGGGCAACCGATCCAGCTCAGTGGCAGCAAGCAATACCTCAAGTGGTGAAGTTTTTGGGCGACCAGGGCATTGATGCGCAAGAACTATCTCAAGGGGTTACGCCAGAATCATTGGGGAGCTTTATATCTCAGACTGATGAGCTTTTGAGAGATCCAACAGCTATTAGCAAACTTATGACTTCGTCCCAGAGAGAAAGGGCGGAATTATTGCGTGATATTCAGCCTGCCCTAGACGATGATGGCACTTTCGACCCTAAAAAAGCTGACTCTAAAGCGCTGTCAGCAGCCAGGGCATTAAACCTAATCTCAAAGCCTGGGACAAAAACAAAAGAGGAAAGGATCGCCGGGGACCAAGATCTTGCTAAAAGGGTAGGATCAAGCCAAGCTAAGATTAAATCAGCAGTTAAGCAGGCTGAAGTTGAAGCTAAAGCGAGAGGAGAAACAGCTACCGACCTTACTAAGGCTAAAGCAGCGTTACCAGGGATAAAAGAGGTTGTTGGAAAACTTAAAGTTCTTGCCGATGGGGCCACATTTACCTTAGCGGGTAGAGGGTTTAATGAGATAGCCAAGCAATTTGGATTCTCCACAAAGGGTGATACAGCGAGGTCTTCAATGGTGGCTATTGTGGATAACCAAGTTCTTCCCTTGCTTAAGCCGATATTTGGAGCTGCTTTTACAAAAACTGAAGGTGATAGTTTGAAAAAATCACTACTTGACCCTGATTCAACGCCAGATTCTAGAAAAGCTCAGTTAGATGCGTTTTTAACCCAAATGGAAAGGAATATAGAAACTAAAGAGAGGGAGTCTAATCAGCAATCTCCGGGGGAGGATTTTACATCTTCTAGCGGGATACAGTTTACGGTGGAATAAATGCCAGTAATAGCAAGAGCGCAAGGCAAAAAATTTACATTCCCTGACGGCACTAGTCCAGAGCAGATGGGTGGGGCTATAGATGAGTTTTTTTCAAAGCCGCAAGAAAAGACTTTTGACTTAGAATCATTTGACCCTGCTGGGGAGAGCTTCCCTTCTGGCGACCCTAAACCGGAATTTTCGGGATCAGGAATTATTGAGCCAATAGCGGCTATTGGAAGCAGTGTTGGAACCTCTATTGCTGGTGGATTAGCAGGTTTAGGCGCTGAATTAACCCCAGGCAATGAGCCGGGTGTGGGTGGCGATGTCGTAAAACAGTTTCAAGAAGCATCATTTCAGCCTAAGACTAGGGCAGGGCAGGAGAATTTAGAAGCCATTGGGAGTGTAATGCAGGGCGTTGTCGATCGGTTTAACGTCCCTGCATCTGGTATTGGTGCGTTAATGGAGCTTATCAGCTTTCAAGGGCTGGATCAGGCGGTAAAAACAATTGGTGACGTTCAATCCAAAGGGGCTGGCCCAACTTTGGGTGAGCGAACTTTTGAAGAGACAGGAAGCCCAGCAGCAGCAGCAGCAGCAGCAACAGTGCCGGACTTAGTTGGCGCGATACTTGGGACTAAAGGCGCTGTAAGGGCTGGGCAAGCAATCCCAGAGGGTACAGGGGCGGCTGTAGCAGAAACCGCCCAGCAAACAGGACAGGCAGTAGGGCGGGGCGCTAGAAGGGTCGTTTCTGGAGCAGAGGAAACAGCAGAGCAATCTGCTAGACGGTCAGCTTTAGAGTCAGAAGGACTTGACCCTTTAAGGGCGCAAGTTACCAGGGATGCCGGTGAATTCCAGTCACAACAAGAGCTGGCCAAAAAATCTGGGCCAGTTAGAGCAAGACTTGAGCAACAAGAAGCTAGATTAAGTGGTGCTTTTGAGCAAAGAGCAACAGATACTCAAGGGCAGATTGTTACATCAACCTCCACTGCTATTGATGAGGTGTTAGAGCGTTCAATTCGAATTGACGAGGAGATAGGAGGGCTTTATAGGCAGGCCAGAGAGGCGGCCCCTAACTCGCAAGATATCAGGCTTAATAGGCTGGCATCTAACCTGCAACAGCTAGCTGGGGAAGAGAATATATCTGGCGGGCTGATCTCATCAGTTAGAAGTAATTTAAGATCTCGCGGCATTTTAGATGATGAAAATAGAATAGTCGGCAGGATATCGGTCGACGTAGCAGAGCAGATTAGGCAGGATATAAACCTACTGCACAACTCTGTTACTGACCGGGGTCGGCAGCTATCCAGACAGCTGAAAGACAGCCTTGACGATGATGTATTTAGCCAGAGAGGAGCTGATTTATTTGATAGCGCGAGAACTGCTAAACGAAATTTTGAACAAGGTTTAAATAGGGCTAATATAAGTAAGTTTGATAAGAGAAAGGCAAGTCTGGTAAGGGATATGTTGGATAATAAGGTAAACCCAGATACATTTGTTAATGATGTCGTGTTTGCTAAAAAATGGCGATCTGAAGATATTAACCAGCTTAGACTTTATTTAAGGCAGTCTGAAAGTGGCCAGCAAGCTTGGAATGATCTCAGGGCGCAAACTATTAATGAGATAAGAGATAGATCATTTAAGGGGCCAATAAGATCTGATGGCGTTACCCAGTCATTAAGCAGGGATGCGCTAGAAAAGACATTAAATAAGCTTGGGAATAAAGTTGATGTTTTATTTAGCCCAGGTGAGAGGGCTTTTTTCAATAGAATGCAAGAAGTGGCTAGGCTTAGAGAGCCGCCGCCAGCAACATTTGCAGGAAAGGGACCGTCAGCCCAGGCTATATCTCAAGCTAAAGCTAGATTCCCTGTTGTTGGGCCTTTGCTGGATAGTTTAAGTGAGTTTAGAACGTCCAGGCTATTGTTACGGCTCCCAAGGCAGAGAAATTAAACACTTTAAAGAAAATACAGCCCCTATCGCCCGTCTTAATGACGCTAAGGAGTAAAAATGGCTAACCAAAAAATGAGTGAAGTGCCAAACCCTATCATCGTTGATGCGGCGGGGACGGCGGGCAGTGGGTATGTATTAAAAGCCTACGAAGTAGGGACCACTGATTCTAAAAGCATCGCTATTGACGCAGCTGGGGCATCTCCTCAAACCTCTGTCACGGCCAACGCGACCGGAGTATGGGAAGTTTCCGGAAATGAGATAGTGCCGCACATCAACGGAGCTTATAAGTGGGGAATTTTTGCTAACGCAACTGACGCAACGGCTAACACTCCTTTTTACATGGGGCCTTTTGATAGCATACAGTCTGACTCTTCTACCAATAATTGGTTTTTTGCTGAGAACTACGCGACATTTGCCCTAGCAATAGCGGCGGCAGCAAGCAAAACATTATTTATCTCCTCAGTTATCGCCCCCGGAGTTACTGAGACAGTAGCAGGATTAACTATTGTCATCTTAGAGGGAGGAGCAATAAACCCCACGTCAGGGATTACAATCACATTAAACTGCTCTGTACATAACTGGTCTCAAGCACAAACTGTTTTTGGTGGAGCTGGAACGATCGCAGGCTGGCATAACCTGGTATTAGGGCCAGAAGCAGGGACATCATTAACGACCCCTGTTTTTGATGGTCATAACACTTTTGTAGGTCCGTTTGCTGGGCAAAACACTACAACATCTAGAGACAACACATTCATAGGCTATGAGTGCGGGAAGGCGCATATTAGTGACGCCAGTAGTTTTGGAGGCAATACTGCTGTTGGGGCTAACTGTTTAGATTTTAATACTACAGGTTACCAAAATACGGCGATAGGAAACACAGCTCTAAACGATAACGTCACGGGAAATTTTAACACAGCCGTAGGGTACGGAGCATTGCAAAAAAACTTACTTAGCAATAATACAGCGGTAGGTATTCAGGCGTTGTTTCTCGGGGCAAACAATGACGACTCTACTGGAATCGGGATGTTTGCCTTGGCTAACTGTACTGCTACTGCCACTAAAAACACAGCGTTAGGGTTTAGTGCTGGGTTAAATTTTGGAAAGGGGTCTTTGGGGTTTTTGGGGGGGGATGGTAATTTATTTTGTGGTACGCAGTCGGGGCTAGCTTGCAGAGAGGGGAATAGAAACTCTTTTGTCGGAGGTGCCGCCGCTAGTCATGGGGCCACGACTGATATGACGGGGGATGACAACACTTTCTTGGGGTATAAATCTGGGGATCTTAACGTGGTGTCGGGGGGGTCTAACACTTTGATGGGCGCTTATTCGGACACCCCAATTTTAGCATCCGGGACAACGACATCAACAACAGCAGACAAGTTAGTTGACACATCACAACAGTTTGACCGAATCGTTGCAGTGGGCATGACTGTTTTAAACACTAGTGATTCTGCGGTAACTGGCAGTCATGACGGTTCTAGCGGTGCCTCTATATTGACTGACAGCGGAGAAATATGGACTGTTAACGAATTTGTGGGGCGAATAATAAGCAATAATACTGATGTTTCAACTGGCCTTATAACGGCTAATAGCGCCACGACAATAACAGCTACATTATCGGGTGGAACAGATAATGACTGGGACGCCGCAGACACATATACAGTTAAGGTCGGTGTAGCTGCTATATCAGCAGTTGATTCTGCCACGTCATTATCTATTGATTCAGATATCATGATAACTGGCGAAAACTACAAAATATACGACGAGAATAATTGCGTTGTTATTGGCCCCGGAGGGTCATCGAATGCCCCAGAAATACGGTATTACTGTGATAGTGCGGGGCGATCCTCTGTTGTTGAGCCATCGACAATCGGCAGGTATATACAAACTAAGTCAACAGAAACTCTTACGGCATATACAGGAGGACCTAGCGCTGTCCTCGTCCAGTGCAACGTGCCTACAGGGGTAAAAATATTAGGAGCTATTGTTAAGTTAGACACTGAGGGGGCCGCCAATGACGCATGGGACGCCACATATACCGGCGGGGCGACTCAAAGCATCGCATCTAATGAACTGGGCAATAGCGGGACAACAGCATCGGCAATTTATGACGCTAACGCAGATTCTCACGTTACAACAGCAGAAACAGACGTGATTTTTAATAAAAATGGCGGGGGAAATTTTACAGACACAGGAACTTTTAGAGCTGTAGTATTTTATGAAGCCATTGACTTGTTTAAGAATTAATATTTACAGCCTTTTATCTCTCTTATGCCAAAGAGTTATCGCCTCGCTAGTAGTTCGGTGCACGTTTGCGTTTTTAAGCGTTCTTTGCACTCTATACTGAGTCAGTCCTAGAAGGCCTGCTATTCCTCTGTGGGAAAAGCCTTCATTGTATAAGTGGATTATTTCTTCCTTCATAATTTACCCTGCAATATTAATCATTATTGATTTTGAGTGTGACTTGTTAGCGATCCTGTACATCTTCTGATACGCTTTGGCCTTCTCTTTGTTTCTTTCTCTATACCCCTTTTGGTAAATTGAAGTGCATACCTTACACTCATACCTCTTCCCCGAGTTGTTATTATTATTATTTCCAAATTCACTTGGATCTTTGGGTTCATCGCACTTTGTACATTTGCTCATGCTTCTACACCTTTATAACTGCTCTATTTTTTCTATGATTTCATTTGTCTCGTCGTTAAAAATAGTGATGGCCTCGCGTATCTCCTTAATCATCGGCTCATCCCTATTGACGCGCTTGACAAATAACGGCAGTCCTGGCCAATAAGCAATAAAATCACACCACCCGCGCTCCGATATTAATAAGCCGCCTTGCACTTGCTTAGCGTGCTCGGCTGGCACTTTCTGAGTAAGCAAGGTATCTAGCATTAAGTGGGGTAGCCTGGTCTTGATTTCAATAGCTCCGTCTTCCCCAACCAGTCCGTCAGGGGAATACCCAGCATTGTAATCAGCAAGAATAAACCCGCACTCTGTAACACAATTTCCACTTTCAAGCTCGTACAGTCGTCTCGCTTCTGGCTCTAACTCATTTCCTCGCTCCATATGGGCATTACTATACCCTGGCGGTAATTCCCCAGTGATACGCTCCCCCGCTATCTTAAGCATGTAAGTTCTTCGAGTCTTGCCTTGCCCCTTCGCCATCATATCTTTAAACATTGATGCCGTAGGTATTCCTAGGCGGGCCATAAGCCACTCTTCTGACCCTTGAACGCAATCAAATATTTGCATCTTTATTCGCCCTTTTTAGATTCGCTACCGTTGAGTTATAATTAGATTTTAGTATTTCGCCCACAGACTCAACACCCATAGATCCAAGCATTCTATTCTTTAAATCCTCGTTGCCTCCGATTAGAGCTTCAATCCCATTAATTTGCGTTTCAGTGATAGTAGCCATCTTCTCAGCTCGTGATTCCTCATCAATACCA